CGGCTTCGGACTGTGCAGCTGAACCGATAAGCGACAAAGGAGCTTTGTTGGCGAAAGACCTGGTAAGATAGTCGTAGGTGAATCGAGAGTTGTTAAAGGCTTGAGCAGCCATTGTGTTGCCAGCATGGGAGTCTCGACGGTTGGTGAAGAAGGAAGCGTCCGAGTAGTCCTCGCCCTCGCCGATCACCCGCATGGATTGGAAGTCTTCGTAGTAGCCTGACAGCCAAGCCGTGAATCTGCGATTGATGTCATTCATGTCAAGACCCCGCGATAACTTCCACTTGCTCTTTCACGTCTTGAGTGATCTGCGCCACCATTTCATCAACGGTAAGTCCGAAGAAGTTGTTATTGATATTGACCTCGGTTCGATAGTATAGCTCGCCAACGCCTTGATTGACCAATTGCTCGAACAGCGTTTGATTCATCCGACTTGGTGAAAACCCGAAGAACAATTCTTCACGTGCGCTCATGAAATCCTTGACCGACTTCTCGGCCTTGTCCATAGACTCTGATGTGGTTCGCCCGAAGTCCATCATCAAATCGGCAGCTCCACCAGGCTTGTCGAGTTCAAAAGCGAAGTCCGATGCGGCTGTTTGAATGTTTTCAAACCCACCTACCGTATCGGTGGTGATGTCTTGCATGTCTTCCGAGTGATTTTTCAACAACTTCTTGGCAGCAAAAAGAGCAGCTCCGATAGCTACAAGACCCACACCAAGGGTCGTGACCGACCTGAAAGCGACTGTTGATGCGGTGGCTCTGTCAGTTGCCATTGAGAAGCTTCGCAGACTGAAAATAGCGGGAAGCATTGAAGCGGTCATGAGGATCATGCTTGCTTGCATATCGTCCTCGCTATCGCCAAACATCATCAAAGCCATAGAAGCAAGACTGGTCGCTGCCGACATCCTCTGCATTGAGAATGTAGCACCGAGGACTCCTTTTTGTAGGGTAACGAAAGACATCATGGTGAACTTGTTTGATTCTTGCTTCGCTTTGTCAGCACTAATACTGTTTATTGTAGTCATCATCTGTTTATGTTGAGCTTTGTCTAAATGACCCGTAGCCAAAAGCAAGTTGAGTGTTTCTTTGAATGCTTTACGCTTTTCGTTAATGTTGCGTATTCGAGCGTTTGTCTCTTGGTTGAGGATTCCAATATGACGTGAATCTGCGTCACTTAATTGTCGTTGGACATTCACTACGTTTGTCAAAGCCGTGAACTCTTCTTGCAGGTCATTTACTTTGATATTGGAAGCTATCATAGCCTCTTTCGCTGTCGTTTTCCCAATCATAGCGTCTTCGCCTTTGAGAAGGATTGTCGCTCGAATGGACTCTTGCTCTTGAATAGCGGCAGTCAAAGCAGCCTGAGCCTTGGTTTGAGCCACCCCTGCTTCGTGTTGAGTCATACTTGCCGCCATAGCCTTTGCTCTGGTTCGAGCGACTTCCGCTTGGACTTCTTGCGAGGTGGCTTGGGTGGCGGCGTTAGCGGCTGCAAGTTCAGCCGCCTTGATACGTTCAGCCTTTTTCATCAGCGTAACCTTGTGGTTTGCGAGGAAGGTTGCTTCTTTTTCCAAGCTCACAGTCATGGCGGTCATGAAACCGCTTCTACCGACAGTCGAAAGGCTGGTTTGTTGCAGATTAAGCAGGTTCCTCATGGCTCCCGCTTGTCCTGTGACACCGTGGGCTATCATGTTTTGAAGCTCCACGTTCTGCTTCATGATTGCTCGATAAACTCGAACGGAGATGATGAGAGATTGGATGTTAAGGAATGTTTCAAACACACCACCGGCGATATCGTACGCACCTTGAGCCATAATCAAGCCTCTGGCCGCACCCCCAACCATAGAGGCGGTGACTTGATCCAAACCTGCGGCAACACCTGTCAATTCGCTATTGACATCGAGAGCGTCACGGAAGAATGTCTTCAATCCGAAAGCCGCCATTTGAGCGTCAGTCATGGCTGGAAGAAGCGATTCACCAATTTGAGCCGCCAGCGTTTCTTGAGCAGCGGTCATTTGATTTGCGCCAAAAGTAGCTGATTGGGTGAATCGTTCTAATTCTTCAAGCGCACCGACTTCACGATTGACTGCTTGAGTAGTGAGTTCTGTGACTCGCTCTTGTTGAGTCATAATTTTCATAAAGCGTTCAGCGTGGTTTGAACCAGCAACGGAAGTCGCAAGTTGTTGTTGTTGAGTTGAGTCAAGTTGGTGGAAGCCATTATCGGATAACTGCTGCATGATACGAGTTAATCCTATCATGTCGCCGTTGATGTCGGTTGTAGCCACACCGAACTCATGTAGTGCAGCCGCAGCACCTCCTGTGTCGCTGGCGATACGAACCAGCATTTGTTTCAAACCACGGCCAGCTTTCGACGCTGATTCACCTTGCTCAACCAGAACGGCTGATAGTGCAGCTTGCTCTGCTATGCTCATGTTCGCTGCGGTTGCCGACGATGCAAATTGATCCATCACCTGTGAGATTTGTTGAACCGTAGCCACCGAGTTTGATTCGACGGTGTTTAGCTGATCCATCATATACATCGAGTTTCGTATAACAGTCGCTCGTTGAGTTTCAGCATCAGCAGCCTTGAATGCGGCCTCTCCTATTCCTTCGTATAAGAATCCCGTCTGTTGAGCAATTGAGATAAGACGTTTCTGGGCTTCTTCTGCTTCCATACCACCTATGATACCGAATGCCGTTCCCATTTGAGTTCCAGCTTCAATACCTGCACCAGAACCAAAGATACCACCCAATTGAGCCATCCTTGCGCCAGCATCCAGAGCTTCAGCTCCTGTGAAACCGAATGCAAGTCCTACGTCAATGATTGACTCTTCATACTGCTTTACGCCCTCGAAGTCAAAGAACTTTTCAAAATAGACTCTTGACTCACCGAGAGCCAAAGCAGGTTCTCGAACAGCCTCAATCGCCGCACCCACCGAATCAAAAATACCGTCGAGAGAGCCTTTGATACCGTCGAATGCGTCAAGGACGATGGCTTGAACCACCGTGGACATCTCTTCAGCGTCGGAGATGAGCTTTGCAGCTTGCATCTGCCCCACTACGTCGAAAAAGACACGTGAGCCACCCTGCCTAACCATCGTTCATCCCCCTCTCATTATTCAAAAGTGCCGTGAGTTGTTTTGATGTTTCGGCGGGTGTGAACAGTTGCCTTCGCTGATCTCTGCGAGCAACGGCGTTCTTAGCCCCACCTCGCTTCTTTTTCTTGCCCTTTGATGCTTGAGCTGATTCGTTGAGTTGGTCGGCTATCTCGTTGGCTACGAGCAAGTCCAGCTCCAGTTTCCAATATCCGCCTTTGGTGTTGTATCGGTCGAACAAATCGCTGGGAAGAATCCCCTTGAAGGTTGAACACAGGATCGGGGATGCCCTGTATATCAGCCCAAAGGGACTGCACCCTCATTATCGTCACCTCGAATAACATTGACAATACGAACCATTTCGTCCGAGGTGAGGGTGTTCGGGTCAAGTTCTTCATCGAGAAGGCAAGTAGGAAGCCAGGCTTCGACCTGAGCCTCAAAGCCACAGCCTTCTTGCTCGCACATTTCCATGAACTCATCCATTTGATCTTCAGTCCATTTGCTTAAGTCCGAACCGAAGTGTCGGCACTTTCGCATAACTCGACCTTGCTTGGCCTCGATTTTCAGTTTGTCCATACCGGAGGCTTGGCGAACCCAAACCTTACGGCCATCATTTAGCTCTATTTCCTTTTTCAAGACGGGCATTTTTCTTCACTTCTCTTAACTTAACTTAACTTCAGGGTATCTCGTACCCCAGCACTATTGTGATCTCTTGGTCGTTCTTTGAACGAGTTGCCGTAAATGAATGAAGCTGGGTGTTCGCATCAAGACTTTGGAGGAACGTTTGAAGCTCCGCCTCGACAGCAGTAGGGCTTCCTTCGATGACCTTAGCCCTTGCCTTGGCGGGTACGGTTATTGTTCCGAAGGGCATTGTTATTCACCTCAAGCTGCCTTTGTCATAACAGTATCAGCGTTGATGCCATCCATACCGATAACTGCCTTAGCCATGTTGCCTTCTGTTTCATCAAACAAAGCAACGAAAGAAACGCTAAGGGTGCTGGTGTCTCGACCAGAAACGTTGAGTTCTGGTGCTTCATAGACAACCTTTGGCAACATAATTTCAAAGTAATTTGCGCTTGCGTCTTCAAGACGAATCATAATTGCTGGTGCAGCGTTTGTGCCGTTGTGAAGAAGGAATCCTCGTAGTTCATCGTAGGTTGGTGAGTTATCAACGGCAGTAGCACCGCTTGTATTGAACTCAATTGATCCTGTGATTTCACGAAGTTGAGGCGGAGGTGCGACTGCGTAGGTTGCGTTTCCAAGTGAGTTTGCATTGTCTGTATCACGGTTAAGGCTAATGTCAAGTGAGATTGACTTAACCAAGGCGGAGAAGTTGCTCGATGAGGCAGCAGCCTCAAAGCGCACGAATGCCTTAGCGAAGTGTAGTGCATCAACGGTGCTAAATGCTGGTGGGTCAGTTCCTACACCAGAACCAGGTGTTGATAGTGGTGCGACTGCTAATTCTCCACACCCAACGAAAGAGTAGGTCATCATAACGTATTCATTGATGTTAGCAGCCAATGAAAGCGAATCAAGAACCATACCGCAGTAGGTGTGTTCCTTGTCTTCACGACCAACACGAATACAGAATGAAGCGAATAGTGAATCATCGGTTGCTTCTGTTAAGGTGTGAGTCTTTGGGCTTGCCCCACTTGCGAAAGTATCAACACCGAATGCAGAGAACAAACAGAATGAGTTGAAGTCGTCAAGCTGCAAGGGGCAGTTCACATCTCCTTCGGAGTATTTCAAACCAGCTACGCTCTTTGAAGCACCGTAGCGGCTGATGTCTTGACGGGTCAACAGGTCGAAGTTTTGGGAGAATGACTCATCATCAACCTCTCCTAAGAACAGTTTGGCGGTGGCTGCTGTTGGCTCTGTACCGTATGCGGCTTCTTTTTGGAGGGTGACATAACGATTGGTAAGTGCGGTCATGGTGAAACCTCTCGGTAGTTATTGGATGAGCGTTGCGATATATCAATTAAGAGGTTGAAGCCCGTTTTGACAGATCGACGCGCCTCATGTAGCGCAAGTTGAGAACGTGGACGCAAACTTGGTCGTCTGGGTCAAGGCGAGCATCCAATCGAGCATCATGTCCAATCAGCGAATCGGTGCTTCCTTTGAGTCCGGTTTTTGAGTAAAGCTCGTCGAGACATTCGCCGATGATGTCCATACCCAGACGATACGAGTTGCGATAATCGCTTCCTTTGGTCACGATATAGACCTCGACTTGGAAGAAATACTCGGCTGATGTCCCAGCCAAGGAGTACATATCGGGGCTGTCCACACGGCGGATCAGGACATGAATCGCAGGGCTTTGACGAACAGCCATGTTCGAGGATATGTCGTAGCCGTAGCGAATGGCGTTTGGTTGGACGACGTTCTTCAAGTTGTAGCTCCGAGCTGACTTGAGGACATCAATGATACCGAATGCAGTTTGAATCAGCGTGACATTCGAGTAGTTGCTGGTGACCATCTCATCTGGATTGAATGCACCCATTGTTGTCAAATAGACCGCATACCAAGTTACCTCACCATCGGAGTTGCCCCATTGAGCAGTCTTTGATGCACCAGAAGCACCCGTCAAGCTTTTGTTAAGGATTGCTCCGTTATCATCCTCCATAATGTCAAAGAGATATGCTTTGACTTGACCCGATGATGATAGGGTCAAACGAATAACTGTGGGTATTGCATCAATGCCAGCCATAATCAAATCAAGACCTGTGAAAGTTTCAACCGTAGCACCCACGACTTTCAACCCCCCTGCCGTTCCGTCAGCCTGGAGTTGGACTTGATGTGTACCGTTGTCAAGCTCTGCAAGGACTGTGCCATCAGCAGGTAGATCACCGCTATCGGTGTAAGAGAATGAAACCCAGAGGGTGTATTCGTTTGTTGTTGGTGTGATTGAGTAGTAGCCGTAGCCTGTTGAGCTGTTTATTTTCCAATTCAAACCATCAGCCGCACCTGCTGATCCTGTGAACTGCTCATTATTCATTCCGACAGGAGCTGAAGGGTCATTCCCGTCCAAGCGAGAAGTCCAATAATCCGTTGTTTTCGATACCGTCATGGTTTAAACCCCTTTTTCGCCAAGTAGTCTCGAAGCAGCCCTTGAGTCATTTCCTCGAAGTTGTCCTCCATGTAGTCTTGAGCGACACCGATAAAGTCCACCTGTTGAAATCCAGGGTGTTGTCCTTCTCGCCAGTCGGAGGGCGGCGGCGAGAATTGAGGCGAGAGCTTGCCTGACGTTGGCCTTCGTGTGTAACCGAGAGCCTTTCGAGTCTTGAGGAACCAATAGACTGAAGCCTTGACGAGAAGCGGTGTGTTTTTTGAATAATTGAAGGGCGATACGCCAGCGGCGTGAGCCATAGCGACCTTGAACCCAGAGCGTGAACGGCCACCTTGCGACAAGTAGCCGGACGGGTACGGTGCAGAGAACAAACGCACGAAGAGGGGGTCGTCGCTGATTTTGAGACTGTCAGCGATACGAACATACGGGTTGCGATCTCCGTTTGGTGTGTTGCCTGTGGCTTGACCAGCCCTCGGCCCCTTTGTCCCTCGCTCGGAAATACGCTGGTCGAGAAGGAACTCTTCGGATTCAGCCTTGGCCTTTATCATCATTTCATTCATGAGCTTACGAATCTCGTCTTGCCCTTCGCTTTGAATGTCCTTCAAAGCACGTTGCAGCTCCGAGTCGTCCACGTGGACACGGAAGTTGATACCGCCTCTGCGCTCACCACGTGCGCCGTAGGACTTGGATGCCTTGTACGCCATCAGTCCACGCTCCCCAGCTTGGCGTAGCGAAACAAAAGGTCATTCGCACGTTCAATCAGCATGGGGGATCGTAGCGGGTCTTGAGAAGCTAAGGCCGCATCGTCTTGAAGGTAAATACCTGCGGCGTAGTCAGCGCATACCTCACGCATGATGTGGGCCAGTTCCCCCTCTTGAACGGTGACACCTGAAGCATGGTCAAACGAAACGCCGGTGACACCGGTAAGGTCGTTGCTCGATTTGCCCGTCCACTTGAAAGAGTCGCCGTCAATGTTGCCGTTTCCAGCAGTTGAAAAGGATGATG